GGGCATTAACTGGACAAGTATAGGGGCATCTTCAGCAGCTTTAAATACGTCTTTTTATTATAATGGAGTAACTACTACTGGCGCTTCTGGTACTGTAAGAACTGTAGTAAAAAGAGTATTAATTACAGGCTGGTCTACTAATGTAGATAGCAGCAAGTTTGGCGCCATCAGCGCAAGCGGAAAATTGGTACGCATATGATTTTAGAGCTTAATAAGCAAAGAGTTACTTCGGATTTTATTGAGTTGTATCAATTACAAATACCAGGTAGCTACTTATACTTTACAACACATGAAAATAGTGTGTATATGAGAGATAAAGAAATAGGTTCCGATCCTATTGGGAACCCGTACCCTAATAGACTTTATACTTCTATACCTATTTCATTTACCGGATGGGAACAAAAATCAGAAGGTACATATGCTAGACCTGCGATTAGTTTTGCTAATATTCTCACAACATTTTCTGATGCATTAGGTAACTTTGAAAATGATGATCTAGTAGGACTAAAAATAGTTAGAAGAAAAACTTTAGCGATACATTTAGATAACGCAACCGGAGACGCTAACGGAGCTCCTGCAGCTCCAACCGAATTTCCAACCCAATCTTACATTATAGATAGAGTGGCATCTTTTGATGCTATGTCAGTATCCTTTGAGCTTTCTAGTCCTTTTGATGTATCAGGAGTCATGATACCTGCTAGAAATGTGCTTCCTAATAGCTGTCCTTGGGCTTACCAAGGGGCTGCTACTGATACTCCATACGCTACGTCTACAGGTGCATGCACTTGGAAACTTGCTGCAAATAATAATGGATTTACTGCATTTTTTGATAATAGAAATAATTTATTTGCTACTGGGCATACAATTACTGCGTCATCCGCAGCAGCAGCTAATGATTTTTTTAGAACTTCAAAATCTTTAACTCGCGTCAATGTAGATGGGTCAACCTTTGCAGTTTCTAGCTATGATTATTGGCAAGCTGCTGCTGCTGGTTCTACTCCATATAGAAGAGTAAGATTATATACTACTTATAGTGGAGCAACTACATACTATACCTATACACAAGGAGACCTGTATAATGACGTAGTGCTCTCTGGAAACACTTTATGGGTTTGTATAAAAAGTCACGCAGGAGGTCAAACTCCTGCAATAAACTCTAAATATTGGAAACGTGCCGATGTTTGTGGAAAAAAACTTAGTAGCTGCGCAAGTAGGTATAAGTCAATGTCAGTATCTAATGCTACAGGTACAACAGTAAGTGTAACAGAGGACTCAACAAAGGTATTACAATATGGTGGATTTCCAGCTTCCCGAAGATATATTTAGTCAAATTAAAGAGCATGCTATAAATATGGCCCCGCAAGAATGTTGCGGGGTCATTCTTATAAAGAAGGGTAGGCGAAAATATTATCCTTGTGATAATGTAAGTAAAGAGCCAGACTCTTTTATAATAAACTCTATTCAGTATACTAGACTATCTCTGCAAGGGGATATTGAATTTATCGTACACTCGCACACAACGGGCAATGATCCTAGTGAGCATGATATTCAAGCATGTGAATCTTTAAAAATACCTTATCTTATTTACTATATTGAAACAGATACCTATAGCATACATTGTCATAAAAATTATAATAAGTTAATTGGTAGAGATTATATATTTGGAAAACAGGATTGTTTTGAGGCGGCTAGAGATTGGTTTTTAACCCATAATATAATTATGCCACCAAGAAAAAATTGGCTTGACAATGATCAAGATACAAACTATAATTATATGGAAAATGAAGTTATGGAATGGCCGGTAGAGCAAGTTCAAGATCTTAAGTATGGGGATATACTTCTTCTATCAGTATTCAGTAAAAAACCCAATCATATAGCTATATATTTAGATAATGATATTATCTTTCATCACGCAGTAAACCGACTTTCCTGCCGTGAAAACATGTACCCTTATTGGGCGGAGAATATTTATGGAATCTACAGATTTAAAAGAAGTGATCTTAGAAGGATTTCTTGGTGAAAAATACGGACGTAAATGGAGTATTGCCGCTACAGAATATAGAGATATTTTTGCTTGTATAGAGGCTAATTACCCTGAAAGTAAAAAAGATATTATAGACTTATACCTAGCTGGTGGAGACGTATCTATTCAAACGGGCGAAAGTATAATGGAAGAAGCAGAAGAGTATTTCTTCCCTATCAAAAAAGGCACTATAATTATAACTCCGCTTCCTACTGGTAGCAAGTCAGGTAGTGCAAAAATTCTTGGGGCTGTTGCCTTAGCCGCTCTTTTCTTTATTCCTGGAGTTAACGTTTTAGCTGGTGCCTTAGCTAGTGCAAGCTTTGGAGCTGGTGCTACTGCTGCTGGCGCTGTTCTTGCTGCTGGGGGCACAACAGCAGCAGCTTCTGTTGTTGGGGCTGCTGTTGCTTCAATTCCTGGGCTACTTGTTGCGGGGTTAGCTCTTAACCTAGCTATTGTTGGATTACAGCAATTATTAGCCCCAGACCCTTCCGTCGATGACCCTGATAGTAATAATTATCTTTTTAATGGCCCAGAAAATACAGCAGTGTCCGGCAACCCTGTGCCAGTTCTTTGTGGTGAAATGATGATAGGGGGTATAGTTATTTCCTCTGGGTCTATTGGAGGATTTTGGGCAAATGAATCTACTTATGTAGAAGATGTTATGCCAGATTCCGGAGTAGAAGGAGGAAATAGATATAATCCTCCTCCTGTTTATATACCGCCCGGAGGCGGAAATAGATACAATCCTGCCGTGCGAGGAATTAGTGTATTTACGCCCCCTACTGCTACTACTACATCAATAGCAAAAGCTGTAGATGATCAATCTTTGGGCATAAAAACGTTAGGCACCGATGAATTTACTATGAGTGCACCTTAAGGAAAACATAAATGACCTTTAAAAGAAATACTTTAATAGTTTATGATCTCCTATCAGAAGGAGAGATAGAACTTGTAGATGGTTTATCTTCTATTTATTTAAATAAAACTCCTATAGTTAATTCAAACAAGCAACATATAGTAATGAATAAAGTATATTCAGCTACTACTACTGCTGGGTCCTCAAACGTAGTTTTTGATGACGATGGCCTATATCCGATAGATAACGTAAGACCTGTAAGAATTCAAAAAGCATATAAAGCTGCTGGTAGTGCTTCTGCATCAGCAGGGAGTACTACTGTAACTACATCTGCGGCTTTTTTTGAGAGTGCTATGATAGCAACTAATACAATAGCTAGCGGTGGGCTCTATCAAAAAGTTCGTATTCCAGGAGCGGGTCCAGCAGGCAGTGAGTACGTTGGTGAAATAACAGCAGTAGCAAGCAGTACTAGCGCAACTGTAGAGCCTGCTATATCTACTACAATATCTGGGGCCCCTATAACTTTTGATTTTTTCTCTTGGGCAATTATTACTGCTCCAGGGCTTACATTAGTTGGTCCTCCCCCTACTCCTCCCGTAGTTCCTGTTACTGGTACTTTTTATATGGACGTAGGAGCTGCCGGAATAGAATCAAATCAAACTGATTCTTCTGTTTTAAATTATAAATTTGTAAAAGCTAACTTTCGCCCAGGAACTATGCACCAAGAACCTATAGTTAATATAGGCGGGTTCTCTAATGCTAGTTTTGGTAGGGCTATAGGAACAGAACTTAAACAATATACAGAGTTTTATGGGCAAAAGTTAGTTTGGGGTAAAGATAAAACTGCTGCAGAATATGAAGAGGCAGGAGGAGAAATAACTATATCATCTGGTACTGATTTACCAGAGACGTGCGATAGGCTTTTACTGACTATCACAACGCAAAGACTAGACTCTATTAAACCTAGCAACCAAGAAAAAGGGGATGCTGGGCTGACTGTACTAGTGTTTTTTGATTATAGAATCGGAGCTGGAGATTGGTCTACAGAGCAAGTATTTGGACCTAAACCAAATGAGTTAGCCTCTCAATACGCGTGGGTTTGGAATGGAAAACAATCTCCAAATGCAGGAAATACTAGTGGGGATATATCTGGTAGAGATCCTGAAACTTCAGACCATGAGTTTTCCTTTAATATAGATCAATATAAACCTTTTACTAGTTTTCGAGTTAGAGTACGTAGAGTAACTCCTGTTAACTATAAAATGGGAAATTTTGAATATAGTAATTCAACTACCGTTAAATTAATACAAGGATTTATTGAAGATAGATTATCTTATCCTTATTCTGCATACGCAGCTGTTATGCTTGATAGCCAAGAATTTGCTGGCAATGTTCCAGAGCGTATGTATCATTGTTATGGTATACGTTGTGAAGTACCGACAAATTATATGACTAGAAGAGAGTCTAGTGATGGTGTAGCAAACTATAAAAGAAATGTTTCCAGTGGAGCTCAAGAAACAACTTATCAGCCTTGGAATGGTTTATTTAGAACAGTCTACTGCGATAACCCCGTATGGGTACTTAGAACTTTATTATTACAAAATAGATTTGGATTAGGTAACTGGTTGTCCGCAGATCAAATAAATAAATACTCTTTCTACTCATTAGCTAGAAGGTGTGATGAGCTTGTACCTGACGGGGAAGGCGGCTTTGAGCCTCGGTTTACTTGTGGCATATATCTAACTCAAGCCACAGAAGCTTATAAAGTAATAAAAGATTTTTGCTCAATAATGTTTTCTATACCGTACTGGATGGATGGGCAACTAGTTATTGAAGCTGATAAACCAGGAGAACCTATTTATACTTTTACAAAAGGTAATATTATAGGTGGAATATTTAATTACGAAGGTACAGGCAATAAAACAAGACCCAATCAAATAGCTGTAACTTATAATGATAGAAAAAATTTATACACACAAGCTGTTGAGCTTGTAGATGATGTGGATGACATGATTAATAAAAATCGTGTCTATACAGAAGAAGCTGTAGCATTTGGTGCTACTTCACGTGGCCAAGCTATTAGGTATGCTAAATGGAAATTATTAACAAGTAAATTAAATAAAGAAATAATATCATTTAAAACTGGTGAAAATGCTGGGTTTTTACGCCCTGGCAGTATAATTAGAGTACAAGATGCAGATAGATATAGAATAAGAAACTCTGGAAGAGTAATTTCATCTACTATAAACTCAATAGTATTAGATAAAGCAGTTAATCTAGGTAGTGGAACTTATACACTGCACGTTTTAGTAGCAGGATCTGCAGCATATCTTGCCCAACCTTCAGCTACAATTTCTAGTATTCCTTATGTTCGTGGAGATATCATTGCAGGTATTGATACGGAACAAGAAGCAGCTGATCTAGTAGATGACTCTGGCAATCAAGTAGTTGTTATCTGGTCCCCAGACACGCACCTAGAAAATAAAGTTGTTACTACTACTGCTGGAAACGGTATTAATACTCTTTCAATACATCCTGCTGAATTTTCTGCTGCTCCACAAGTAGAGTTTATATGGGCTCTAACGAATACATTAAATAACTCAACAGTAGAAGGCAGTTCTAAACTTTATAGAATACTTGGTATAGCAGAAGATGCTCCAGGTAGCTATGCTATTAGTGCTGCAGAACATTTTAATCAAAAATTTGACGAGTTAGATGAAACTTACTTATCAGAAGCTTCTGATGTTATACCATTTGACGCAGTAATTCCTTTAATTACAAATTTCACAGCGTCATTAAAAACAAAAAATTCTAATAATTCTGCAGAAGACAGTGTTAATACTATAACAGCTTTAGATATAGTACTTCGTTGGACTGCACCTACAAATATTGCAGTATCTGGTACTACCTCTCTTTATAATGATTTAAAAGAATATAAATTAAATATAACTGGCCCTTCTGGGGTAACGACTATTAAACTTCCAAAAACTGCTACTCAATATGTTATGGAGAATGTAGAAGAGGGTAGATATGAGTTTGATATTCAAGCTATAGGTTTAACTGGAGCTGCGAGTACTCCTATATATACAAGTATTTTAGCTACTACTACTACTGTGCCTGGGTCTGTTAGCCAGCTTGGTGTGCCCAGAGGTGGTCAGTTTAGTACTTCGCCTACTTTAAACGGTAGAACAATTATAGCGCCTAATGATTATATTTTCAATGGCGCATCTGGGGCTAAAAAAGTTGTCTCAGGAGGAATTTAATGCCAACTCCTTTTACCGAGTTAACTATATCAAATATTACAGCTGGATCATCAGCTTACCTAGCTTACGACGTAAGCTCTGGGTTTAGGCTATTTCAAACTGTAGTAGATGGCTCAGTAGAATATCTAAGAGATATTACTTCTGCTAGTCCACCTTCAGCCACAAGAACTTTAGCTGATAATGCTACTGTACGTGGTAATATTATAAGTATTCCTGGTACTACTGTTGCACCTGCTTCAGTTACTGTAGGCAGGCGCTATAAAATATTAACTTTAGGAGATACTCCGGCAACCTATGCTACTATGGGCGCCACTACTACAACTGCAGGCGCTTTTGAAATTGGTAGACAGTACATTATTAGAGCTTTAGGAGATACAGACTATACATTAATAGGAGCTTCAACTAATACTGTAGGTATAATATTTACAGCTACTGGACCAGGTGTAGGTACAGGTACTGCATATGAACAATATTTTACTCCTACTGTAGCGGGTAGCGGTAGTGGTACGTTAGTATCTGATTTTTCTGAAGTGGGGGCTCAAGTAGGTCAACCTATAAAAATTAATACTACTTGGTGTACTATAACTAGTTATATATCTGATAGAGCTATATCTGTAGATAGAATTGTTACTGCCGGTCCAATTGTTTATCCCTCTTATTATCCGAATGTTGTAGAAGATACAATCATAGGCCTTATATCAGTTTTTAGTATTAATGCCACGACTATAGAGCTTAACAAAACTTACCAAATTCTAACGGTAGGTACTACAAACTTTATGACCTCTTTTGGCGCTGTAGACAATAATATTGGAACAGAATTTACAGCTAATGCTGCTGGTACCGGAGGCTCTGGCACAGGCACAGTAACTTACTATACTATCGAACGTTACTTTACAGCCTACAACACTATACCAACAGGATCTTTAGCAGTATCTGGTACATTCCCTGGAGAGTCTCGAATCGATAGCGGTTCTGGAGATTTATACATATGGAGTGGTACAACTTGGGTAGCTTCAGGTGGTAGTGCTAGTGAGGTTATCGTAAGTGCTACAGCACCAGGTGCTCCAACTGTAGGTATGCAGTGGTTTAGAACTACAGATAGCCGCATGTTTTTGTGGAATGGCACTAGTTGGGTACAAACAATCCCAGGAGTTAGCGGAACTCGTTTAATTGATACTTCTACAGTAAATGGTCTATATGAAGGTGAAACTGTTATTGACTCCACAGATGGTAATCTGTATATTTGGGAGTTGGGTGTATGGACATTAGTTTTAGAGAGTGTATCTTTTGATCTAAGTAATCAAGTACACGGGTTACCTTCTGCTTTTGATGGTACTGCAGTAGATTATACGGGTGCTAATACTCAGATCAGTGTTTTTTCTGGATCTACAGATGTTACATCTTCATGGACTATTGTTAAAAGTGAGAGCGCTGGTATAACTGGAACTATAACTACCCCGGGTCCCCATAAACTGTACACAGTTACATCTCTAACAGCAGACGTTGCCACAGTAGAATTTACGGCTTCTAAAGTAGGATATGCTGATCGCATAGCCACGTTTACTGCTATTCGTGTTCGCGCAGGCGAGGGTGGAGTCGGTACTGTATACCAAGTTATACCAAGTGTAGGGGCTCTTAAGTACAATTTAACAGATTATACTCCTTCGTCTGTTGTGTTTGATAGTTTTGTTACAACTGGGGCAAGCGTGCCGGCGGCTTATGCTGGCCGCTTTAAAATTTATTATAGTACTAACGGTATTGATTATACCTTAAACTATACTAGCGCGTCGGATGAGTCTACAAAATCATACACCCTACCTGTGGCAAATATAAAGTTTGTCAAGGCGGAACTATTTCTTGCAGGGGGTACTACAACTCTGCTAGATTACGAGAATATTCCTGTCATTATTGACGGTGCTCCAGGCTCGCAAGGCTTGCAGGGTACTTTTGGCAACCAAGGATTACAAGGTAATATTGGCAACCAAGGATTACAAGGTACTCTTGGTACTCAAGGAATACAAGGTACTTTAGGTACTACAGGAGCCCAAGGTACTCAAGGCGGTCAAGGTGGGCAAGGTAGACAAGGTACTTTAGGTACTACAGGAGCTCAAGGTACCCAAGGAGGTCAAGGTGGGCAAGGTAGACAAGGTACTTTAGGTACTACAGGAGCTCAAGGAGCACAAGGTACTTTTGGTCCGCAAGGTCAGCAAGGTATAGTAGGAACTATAGGTGCCCAAGGTGCGCAGGGCGTACTTGGCTCTCAAGGTCAACAAGGTGTAACAGGACCATTAGGTGCGCAAGGTAACTCAGGCGGCCAAGGCCCTACAGGCCAACAGGGCATTACTGGTCCTTTAGGAGCTCAAGGTATTGGTGGTACGCCAGGACCTCAAGGAGCACAAGGTAACCCAGGCACCACAGGTCCTCAGGGTTTACAAGGTACATTTGGTCCTACAGGCCAGCAAGGCATTACAGGTAGTGTAGGTGGCCAAGGTCTGCAGGGGGGGCTTGGACCTGTAGGTCAACAAGGTATTACAGGTACTACAGGAGCTCAAGGAGCTCAAGGAAACCTAGGGCCTGCAGGTCAGCAAGGTATTACAGGCACTACAGGAGCTCAAGGAGCACAAGGTACTGGCGGTTCTCAAGGTAGACAAGGCACAATAGGTATAGACGGGGCTCAAGGTACCCAAGGCGGTCAAGGTGGACAAGGTAGACAAGGTACTTTAGGTAGTACAGGAGCCCAAGGAGCTCAAGGTACTTTTGGTGCACAAGGACAGCAAGGTATAGTAGGAGCTACAGGTACTCAAGGTGCTGCAGGTACTCAAGGACCAACAGGACAACAAGGTATTACAGGTACTCCAGGAGCTCAAGGAGCCCAGGGTACTGGCGGTTCTCAAGGTAGGCAAGGTACTACCGGCCCTGTAGGAGCGCAAGGTACTGAAGGAACTCCCGGACCGCAAGGGCAACAAGGCTTGTCTGGACCGAACGGACCTGCCGGGGCTCAAGGTACGGCTGGTCCAAGCGGTCCAGGTGGAGCGGTAGGAGCTGCAGGAGCGACTGGTCCTACTGGTGCTAGCTTATACGTATATTACTCTTCTTCCGCTATAACTACACTAGATACGTTCCCTACTCCGGCTGATTGGTTGTCGGGGGCAACTTATGCATTTAACGCTATAGTTTATTATAGCAATGCTATATACGCTATGAGAAATATTAGCGGTATAACTGGGCTAACTACTAATCCTTTCTCAGATACTGCTAACTGGTTGCAGGTTTTTGCTAATGGAGTAGCTATAGGAGAAACAGTAACTGCTCCTAATTTTGTAATTGGTAAAACTTATAGAATTACTGCAACAAATGGTACAAACTTTGGAAACTTTGGATCGAGTAGCTCTGCTCCAGGTACATATTTTACGTGTACTGCTGGAACTCAAAATGGAGCAGGTACTGCTCAATTAATTATACACACAAAACTTACGCCAACCATATACGTTGGCGGCGAAAGCAGATTTAGGTGCGTAGATAATAATCACTACTGGTACGCCAATGCCACACAGGTTTCTGGAGGTGCGCAAGCTGTAAAATGGACTATATTTGCTACAGAAACTAACTCATCAAACATTGGAACTGAAGACTTTGGAAACCCAATACTATCTATTGGTGAAACTGGGGCTCCCGGAGCTGCCGGACCTCCAGGGGCTTCTGGGGCACAAGGGCCTCCTGGTGTACAAGGTAATCCAGGACCACCTGGTGCCCAAGGTACAGCAGGTACTCAAGGTGCTCAAGGTAGACAAGGTACTGGAGGTGCTACAGGCTCTCAGGGTACTACGGGTACTCAAGGTTCTCAAGGTGGTCAAGGTACTGGAGGTGCTACAGGAGCTCAAGGTACAGCGGGTACTCAAGGTGCTCAAGGTAGACAAGGTACTTTAGGTACTACAGGAGCTCAAGGTACAGCGGGTACTCAAGGTGCTCAAGGTAGACAAGGTACTTTAGGCGCTACAGGCTCTCAGGGTATCACTGGTACTCAGGGCTCCCAAGGTGGCCAAGGTACTGGAGGTGCTACAGGCTCTCAGGGTACCACTGGTACTCAGGGCTCCCAAGGTGGTCAAGGTACTGGAGGCGCTACAGGCTCTCAAGGTACAGCTGGTACTCAAGGTGCTCAAGGTAGACAAGGTACTGGAGGTGCTACAGGCTCTCAAGGTACGACTGGTACTCAAGGTTCTCAAGGTGGTCAAGGTACTGGAGGTGCCACAGGCTCTCAAGGTACAGCTGGTACACAGGGCTCTCAAGGTGGCCAAGGCATTGGAGGTGCTACAGGCTCTCAAGGTACAGCTGGTACTCAGGGCTCTCAAGGTGGCCAAGGTACTGGAGGTGCCACAGGCTCTCAAGGTACAGCTGGTACACAGGGCTCTCAAGGTGGCCAAGGTACTGGAGGTGCCACAGGCTCTCAAGGTACAGCTGGTACACAGGGCTCTCAAGGTGGCCAAGGTACTGGAGGTGCCACAGGCTCTCAAGGTAGCGTAGGTGTTACTGGTTCTCAAGGTGGGCAAGGTGTCTCAGGCCCAACAGGTAACCCAGGACCTCCAGGTACACCAGGCCCTGAAGGTGCTCAAGGTGGTGCTGGGCCAAATGGAGGTCCAGGCCCTCCAGGTGCCAATGGACCCCCTGGTGGGGTTGGCCCGCCTGGGGGTACAGGAGGCGCAGGCCCTCCAGGTCCCAATGGACCTCCTGGTGGGGTTGGCCCGCCTGGAGGTACAGGAGCTTCAGGGCCGCCCGGCCCAGCCGGTTCAGCCGGAAATGCTGTAGCTTTTGATGTGACTGGTGCGTATAACAATGCATCTGGAACAGCATCAAGATCTGACTATATAAGAACATATAGAGGCACTAACCTAGTTAAACAAGGAGACGTTTACTGGAATGTTACAAATGGAGAAGTATGGCAGTGGCAATTAGCCGATGATAGCACTGGCAACGATCTAAACCTTACAAAATTAGTGGACTGGATTGATGCCGATAGCGTGAAAGTTACCTCACTATCCGCTTTAACAGCTACAATAGGTCTGCTAAGAACAGCATCAAGTGGTGCAAGAACTGAAATCGAGGATAACGTGATAAGAGTGTACGATTCTAGTAACGTATTAAGAGTAAGAATGGGAATTTGGTAATATGCCGCAAGGATTACAAGTGTGGGATGCATCTGGCAATCTCATATTAGATACAAGCACTAGGCTTGGGCGTGTTTTAGGCTATCAAGATGTTGGAGGATATCCATACTCTGGAACTATACCTGTACCAGGCATAGAAACTTACGGAACTCCATTTATTACAGTGTATAACCCTAATAGTATTGTAACTCCTTACTGGGCTAATGTTGCTGTTTTTTATTATCTTGAGACTATATACTGGTCTACAGATGTTAGTACTGTTGGAGAAAATCAATTTAGGGCTATTTGGGGAGTTTACTAGTGCCTACAGGTATTCAAGTTAAAAATGATTCATCTATTTTTCAAATAGATGAAAATTATAAAAACTTTCAATTAACTAACGCAAGTAGTGGTACTACTTCAAATAATTACAATGATGGTAGTTATAATTACTACTATTATGATTATACTATTACTAACGCAGTAAATCCTATTATAGCTCTTTACTGTGCTAATAGATACGTAGTAGTTATTGCTATAACTAAAAGCGGGGCTACCTGGACGTTTAGAATAGCTTCTGGATTTAATGATGCATCGATAAATATTTATATATTTGATGTAACCACCACTAGCCCGCACAATTATGGATTACAAATATTTAATTCAGCTGCAGAACTAGTATATCATAGCGGAAATAAACCATTTAGAATAGTAGATTATATTCAAGTAGACGTTTCTAATCCTCATACTTATACATCTGGCAGAACCTACGCTACGGCATTTTTATATCCCGGGTTTCAGCAAGACGGATACGTAGTAGAAAAAGGTCACAAAGTTGAATTTACTTATTATGGGGGAGCAAAAAATAACTCTCCACATGTTATAGATTTTACTAATGCAGCTATTCAATTATCTACTATACATACATATGGTTTTGATCCAGTTTTTACTTACTATCAGCCGGGTTTAGCTTTAGTTATTGATATTACTAACTTTTAAGGAGATACTATGTTTATACAAGATAAACTACAGGCTTGGAGAACTGCAACAAATCTTACGGGTCCTTGCCCTATGTCTGATTGGCTAACTTTAGAGCAAAATAAACTAAATGGCCTAGATATTAATAGCAAAGAATATGCGAATAAAGAGGACGTTATTAGGCAGCAGCTTTTACTGCACCCGGATTGGAGTACTCAACTTTCTTGGCAAGGTTTTAAAATGGTAGAAGGATATACAGAGCCTAGAAGAGGAATAGCTCAATTTACTTTTTTAACTCATGTCCTTACAGCTCCTTTCCCGACATTGGGTAGAAGTTTAAAAGCACAGATTCAAAAAGATATAGAAAAAGATATAGTAACAGATCCTAAAGTACTTAAATTAATGGAAGATTATTTAGCCATTGAAGAATTATTGCCAGGAGATATTCGCTGGGATCCTGCTAATAAAAGAAAATCAGGCGTACCATTGCACATAATAACAATGATAAAGGAGACTAACTAAATGGTAAGGCAAAATTGGAGACTATTTTCAGGGATGGTATCTCCGCAGGAGTGTGAAGAAATAATAAATCTTTGCTATAATACTTGTAGATTAGCAGATGGCACTGTTTTTAATGGTACAGACCCTAATTCTCCATACTCAGGAAGAAAAAGTAAAGTAGGCTGGACTGAAGATCCTAAATTGATGAATATGGCTGTTCGTTATTTAAGGTTATCTAATAGAGATGCGTTTAATGTAGATATAGATTATATGCCACCATTGCAATTTGGAGAATATTCCCAGGACGGATTTTATGATTGGCATTATGATGTAAACTGGGAAGGGAACGGCCCCTACGATAGAAAGTTATCTTTTGTTTTACAACTTAGTGACCCTAATACTTATGAGGGTGGAGTCTTTGAATTCAAAGATATTGAGCAACCCCATAGATTTAAGGAGCAGGGGTCTATACTAATTTTTCCTAGTTATCTAACACATAGAGTTACTCCAGTAACGAGTGGCATTAGAAACTCACTAGTTGGGTGGATGGAAGGCCCTCGTTGGAGATAGAAAAAACCCCCGCAGCTCTGGCTGCGGGGGTTTCTTTATGTGAATATTGTATCGAACCTTAAGACTTCTGCTGGTGTATAATCAAAACTTCGCAAAAACTCCTCAACTAAAGGGTATTTAGGATAAGTATGCTCAACTACTATCGTGGGCTTATAATGCTCAATAATACCTTGCGCACCCTCTAAGACCTCTAGCTCATGTCCTTCTACATCTAAGTGTATTAAATCCACTTCCATAGGTACGATATGGTCTAACTCTACAGATATACAGTCTTCGCCAGAAACTATAAAGTATCCGCCACTGTTTGTATTATCTGCAGATTTTAAACTGTGCTGACTATTTCTATTAGATAAAGATACTTGTAATTTTATTACATTAGGCTCTTCTACGTTATCAATTAAACAAGCAAAATTTCTAGCTTCTGGCTCAAATGCCATTACCTTATAAAAAGCATACGCATATTGCTTAGTGTAGAATCCAGCATGTGCTCCGGCAATGATACATGTACGCCTTTGCTTTACATGTTTTGTGACTATAGAAGGTAGATGCGGCTCCATACACATCCACTCCCACGCCCCTTTGTCATCTTTAGGCCAGAGCCAAGTATTTTTATCTCTAGTGTAGAAACCACCACTTCTGTACTCTACATCTTTTCTCATAAAATATCTGCCCAGTTTCCAGTTGTTGCTGATTTAGAATAAGCTGTAGACCTGTTCTCAAAGAAATTTGTATGCTCTACAGCGTTAATCATAGAGTCTACCCAAGGTAGTGGGTTTTTCTCAATACCAAAAATATTGTTTAGCCCTAGCTGATTAAGTCTTCTGCCAGCAATGAATCTAATATATTGTTTTACTTCTTCTGACTCTAGGTCTTCTAATTTAGCTCCCTCGAAACAAGTATCTATGAAAGCGTCCTCTAGTTCTACAATCTTTTTGCATATGTTGTAGAGAGAAGCCTTAAGCTCGTCTGTCCACAGATGTGGGTTTTCTTCGATATAAGTTCTGAATAGGCGAGTCATGCCCTCAACATGGAGGTTCTCATCCCTGATGGACCAGCTAATAATCTGGCCCATATTCTTCATTAGATTATGCCTCGGGAAATTAAGTAGGATGGCAAAGCTGGAGAATAATTGTACGCCTTCAGTGAAGCCAGAATAAACTGCCAAGCTCTTGGCGATATTTTCGGGGGATTGCATGTTAAATTCATTGAGGTATTCATGCTTGTCACGCATAGATTTATAGTTCGAGAACATTTTGTATTCTGCATCAGGCAACCCCAGTGTTTCAATTAAGAGTGAGTATGCGTCGATATGAGTAGCTTCCATACCTGCAAAAGCGCTCATCATCATTCTAATTTCAGGCGGTTTAAATGTGGGCAAGTAATGCTGAGCATACCCGCCCGCCACGTCTACGTCAGCCTGAGTAAAGAACCTAAAAATTTGAGTGATTAGTTTCTTACTACCTGGGTTTAGCTTCTGGTTATAGTCTTTGATATCGTCAGCCAGAGGGACTTCCTCTGGCTGCCAATGCATTCTATTTTGAGCCTTATAATAATCATATGCCCATGGGTAGGAAAAAGGGCGGTAGTATTCTCTGGTTTCTGTTAACATGTGTCAGCCTTCGCACGCTAGACACTCTTGCGTGTCTACTGGTTTACTAAAGTCAAAAGTATGTTTGACTGTAGATTTTGATAGTTTATCTGATTGTCTTTCGGCTTCGGAACGAAGATAGTAAAGACTCTTAAGCCCTTTTTTCCATGCCAGCAAATGAACATAGTGTAGCTCTTGCTTGCTTACATTCGCTGGGAAGAATAGGTTTATAGACTGAGCCTGGCAGATAAATTCTTGTCTATCCGCAGCTAGTTCAACAAGCCATCTCTGGTCAATTTCCGAAGCTGTTTTAAACACATCTTTTTCCCAATCAGATAGAAACTCAAGATGTTGAACAGAGCCTTTATTTTCTACGATAGAAGCCCATGTCTCATCTGTATTTTTGCCGTGGGCTTCCAGTACTTTTTCTAGATGTTTATTTTTGTGGGTATTTGTCCCACTCATTGTTTTTTGGTTGTAGGCGTTAGCAGCATACGGTTCCACGCCTGGAGAAGTGTTTCCACATATAATGCTGCTACTTGCATTGGGAGCAATGGCGAGAAGATGGGCATTACGTACGTTTTCGTAACCTTTTGCGTCTGGGCAGGGGCCTCTTTCGTCTGCGAGTTTTCTTGTTTCTGCATTTGCTTTTTCCTTTATATTAGAAAATATTTTCATATTTATAGATTTAGCCATTGGAGTTTCAATAGGAATGTTCTTACTTTGTAGGTAAGAGTGAAAGCCCATTGCCCCTAGACCCAGTGATCTTTCTCGCATAGCGCTGTAAATCGCTTTGTAGAGTTGCTCAGGAGCGTTATCAATAAAGTGCTGTATAACATTGTCCAGCATACGAATAAGATCGCCAATAAAGTATTCATCATTCTTCCATTCGTCAAACTTTTCTACGTTGACGGAAGAAAGACAGCAAACGGCAGTTCTATTTGCGTCAGTTGCTAGAGTAATCTCTGTACACAGATTTGATTGACGAACTTTTAAACCTAGCTTACGCTGGTAGTCTGGTAGCGAGTCATTCATTGTATCGCCCCATACCATGTAGGGCTCGCCTGTTTCGGCGCGGTTTTGCAAGATTTTAATCCAAAGAGATTTGGCAGATACTGTTTTTGTTACTCTCTTGGATTTAGGGTCGATAAGCGCCCAAGAATCGTCAAACTCTTCACCTAAAGCTTTAGCTTGTGTGGCGCGTTCAATAATTCTCATAAACTTATCGGAAATTACTACGCCATGATGTAGGTTAAGACACGCACGGTTAATGTCACCAGTAGGTCTACGAATGTCTAGGAACTCTTCGATTTCAGGGTGTGAAATATCAAGATAGGCAGCGTTTGAGCCCCTACGTGTAACGCCCTGTGAGAACGCTAGCATTAGAGAGTCTGTAACTTTCATGAATGGCACTAGTCCGGTTGACTCCGACCCGCTGGAGGTTTTCTCTCCTGTCGATCTAATATCTCCCCAGTAAGTACCGATTCCTCCTCCCACTGATGAGAGGAAGGCGTCTTCCGTGAAAATTTCTGTAATACCCTTCCTATTGTCGTCAACATAATTAAGAAAACAAGAAATAGGGAGCCCACGAGAACTGCCACCGTTGCTAAGAAGAGGAGTAGCAAACATAAACCAATGTAAGCTAGCGTAGTCATAAAGTCTTTGAGCATGTTCCTCATTGTCGGCAAATGTCATCGCTGCTCGCGCAAATGCCTCTTGTGGCGATGTTTCGCCGGGCAGTAAGTATCTATCTCCTAGTGTTTTGATGCTGAACTCATCCAGCAAATCGTCTCTTTCGTAATTAATTCGCACTATAATCCTTTATTAGCTTGCCACGAATGTGGTCTACTTCGTGAAGAAAACACCTGGCGTACAAGCCATCTAACTTAGTTTTTATCGTCTTGCCCTTAAGATTTACGTAACTTGCATCAACTGTCTTAGGCCTAGACAATTTTATACGCTCCCCTGTGCAGGAGAGGCAGCCTTCTAACATAGCCTCTAACTCAAAAGATAGGTGCTCTACTTTAGGGTTTATCATATGAACATCCCCTACTATACATAAGGGCATATGAATACCAATTTGTACGGCCGCAATACCCAGCCCCTTTTCTTCTTTCATAACTTTTTCCATTATAGAAAAGGCTATGTCTATGCTATCTCGATAATCGTGAAACCGTATAGGTTTACTATGATCTACTTTAAGCCTAGGGTCAGGGTAGGTTACTAGAGAATATGCCATTTAATTGTGCTTTCAGCGCGGGGAGTTGCTCCCCAATAGCGTCTACGTGAAAAGACCTGAGATCCATAAGTTCATAAGATAGAAGCATAGAATCTTTTGACTTATTTAGATTTTGAATATACGCTGCTTTACCGGGCAGGGGCAGAGCTTCGATAAGATCAAATACCGTACCGTATTCTGCAATAAGTTTAGCAGCACGAACTGGTCCTACTCCATCCACTCCTGGAACGTCATCACCCTTGTCTCCAACAAGTGTCTTGAGATGTATATAGTCGTCGGGGCCTACGGGATGTTCCCATGTATCCACGGTAATTTCTTTGCGCGTAACCGTGGAAAAACGGGATACGTCTTCTTCGATGAGAAGGTCCCAGTCTGCGTCGGAGGAAATAAGCCAGATGGAATTGATGTCGAGATTATATTTGTTTTCTACGATGAACGCAGCAATATCATCAGCTTCAACTCCTGGGTATCGAACAAGTGGGATATTACCAAGCTCAGAAAGTGTTCGCTCATAATAGCCGAAAAATTCTTGAGCAGCTTTTTTCTCTGCTTCAGTTTCTTTCTCGTATTTAAGCTTTCTAGAGCCTTTGTAGCCGGGGTGCTTTTCTTTACGCCACTTAGAACCCCCTGGACCGTCAGCAACCACCAATATTCGACCGCACTCGTAAGATTTAGCTAGCGAGCGGACTGTGTCAAGGAACCCGTCTGGCATATCGGAAGGACGTGAGGCATGTTTCCACCTAAAAGCTAAGTTAAGAGCGTCTACGATTAGTACGTTCTTGGGGTCGCGAGGCTCTGACTCGAAGTTTTTAGCCATAGTGTTTCCATTCTTTTTGTAACCATTCTTCACCAAGCATAGTATAGCACCCTTTTGCCTTCCAATGCAAGTAGTTTATTACGGTTCTCGGTTCGCGATCTACAGTAACAAACCATTTAGACCTGTCGTACTTGAAAAACAGTATAGGGGTAGCTGGCACTTGGCTAGCTTGATGAACCAACTTAGTCCACCACTGGTTTAAATTGTTAGTTGTGTTGGTTAGTATTTTGTCCGATAAAGGACTTTCTTTATAGTTCTTAACCTCAATAATATACCTAGGTTTTTCATTAGGTATATACAGATCGCCTTTTTGGTACTCAAGAGCCCCAGAAGCAGGGGTTCGTTCCCACTGCATTCCGGTGTGCTCTCTCATCATATCTCTTACCGCGTACTCTCCTCTAGCGCCTTTAGCGCGTGCATCAACCATTGTTCAACCTTGACTCTCCGTCTTCTTTCGTAACGGTAATCTTTTGGAGCAAGGGGTGAGACCAACCATGCGATACTAAGAATGTATTCAAGCCCTCTTCCTGTAGTAATACCTCTACTAATCGATCTTTCCCATACTCATCAAGTACGTTCATTACCTCGTCTAGAAATAATATGTTTACTTGAGTTTTAGATATGGAATTCATTAATTTTCTAATTGCTAATAGCGTAGCTGTATTAACGCGGGCAAGTTCTCCACTAGATAAGGCTGCTACTTCGATCTCTGCTCCGTCATCGGTTAAACTTACGTTTAACTTGTCCGAAGTTATTGAGAATTGTAGGGTAAATCTTCCATCAGAAAGCTCACCTAAGTAATTGTTCGTGACATTCTCTAAGTCCTTCACGAGGTTTTCTAATTTGTAGGCTACCAACCCATTGGTCGAAAACGCTTTTTTCAAAATTTCTAATAAACCGAGTTCGGTGTTTGCTGTTTTTAAGCGCTGTTGTACCTTGGCCAGCTCTTCTCTATGCTCGTTTAATTGTTCAAGAATGACCGAAATTCGTGCATTGTGCTTCTCGGCTTCCATATTATTTTGGATCGCTGCATCGTAAATTTTCTTGTTTCGACCAAGTTCCGCTTCCATTAATATAATGCGCTGGTTAATCTCGTCAACATCTTCTAGCGTCTTGGTAAGAGTCCTGTCCACTTTTGTGTATAGAGACTCCCATTCATTCTGCTTATTCTTGGCGTCGGCTATGAGATTATTCATATTAGTAACTTCTGCTAGCTTAGCAGTTAGTTGCTCTTTTTTAACCCTAGCAGTCTCTAGGCCGTCTAAAGTTATTGACCTGATCTCTGCTACTTCGATTTTGTTTATATGCTGTAAACACGTAGGACATTTATCATCTAGAGAATCTAGTTTTGCGATTAAAGCTTTGCGACTTTTAATTTCAAACTCTAACCCACCTAGCTCGGTGTTGATACTAGAAGTATCCTCTTTTATTTGTCCTACTAAAGTTTTGTCGAAAGATATGCTTTTTAGTATCTCTGTTAGCTTGTTATTGGACTCTATCTTTTTATTGGTTTCCTTGGCTCTATTGATTCTGTCTTTTAGACTCCAAAGTTCCTCATTTGCTGGAACTTCAGGTACTAGCATCATATCTTTTTTGTCTGGTAGATTTTCATTCTTCTTTATCCAGCTAGATAGGGAATTAATTTGACCCTCTATACGTGCTACAGCTGTTACTGTTTCGGATACAATTTCCTTAAACATAGCATGATAAGAATCATATTCATTTAACCCAAATAGATCAATAAGAAACTTTTTTCTATTGGTATCTGTTGCAGTTAAAAATGATAGCCCCTCTGTAGTGCTTTGGTATATAAGGGGTACGAATGTTTTAAAATCCATACCTATTAAAGATTCAATAGTTTTAAAAGTTTCTGTAGCTGTGTGGGAGCTTATGTCTTCTCCATTCTCAGTCAGTTTAACTTTCAGTGTACCTTTACGTGTTATCTGAATTACATAGTGCTTACCGTTTAAGGTAAAAGGTAGCTTAATCCAATACGAACCATCTCCTAGCCTATTAGGTATGTCTGCTTTCTTAATACCTTTTGAGTTTTTATTAAAGAAAGCTTCCTGAATGATTAAGGCAATAGAAGACTTGCCTGCTCCATTCTCGCCCAATAGTTGGGTAATATTGCTTCCGTTTAGTTTAATAGAGTTGTTGTCCCCGTAGCTGAAAGCGCCACCCCAACTAACTTCTTCCATGATAAGCATTGAAAATCTCCAAAACAGCGCTTCTTGTATCAGCAGGTAGTTTTAAGACTTCTTCCAGATATATGTCTAATTCTTCTGGTATAGTCTTATCCATTAGATTGATAGTTACTTCTGTATTTCTCTTAACTATCTTTTTGTCTAATAGGTCTGAATGTTCTACTGTACTTAATTGCTGGAGGTCGCCCTCTATTTCATAAATTGTGTGGTCATACTTAGTTGGAATCATCTCTTCCGAACTAGATACTGTTTTTCTTATTAACTGTGGCAGATCAAATTTATGCCAAGTCCATTTTGTTAGATCATCTTCATCTATAAGTATGTACCCTGTTTCCACGTTATTTCTATGGAAACTTGTAGTCATTGGGCTGCCGGGGTAAACAATATTACGCTGACTATTGCTATGACTATGCAAATCCCCCGCGTATACAATAGGAAATCTTGCGAATTTTTCAAGGTCCACCTCTGGTTTGACATGGGGAGGAATCTCACCTCTTACGTGGGTAAAAATAGCGTGTTCTGGCAAAGCTTCAATCGCACCTTTTTTATGTAAATCTTCATAAGGTAAAATACTAAATCGATTGTACGGATCAGTATATGTACCTATTAGTACCTTTACTTTAGGATTTAAAGCGCTAACTACATCTACTAAAGAAGAAAAGAAAGTCTCATTCTTCTTAGTGGCTTCATGGTTGCCAGAATAACATATAGTTTCTTCGGTACATTGTTGAACAAATTTAAAGAATATACCAAGTTCTGCTAATGAAGGTAATTTATCGAAAATATCTCCACCTACAATATGCAGGGAGTGTGGTATTTTTGTGAGCTGTTCTAGAAATAAATTATACCTATTGACTGCCCAGTCAACAGGTACATTTTTTTGCCCTAATTTTATGTGTATATCGGCAGTAAATAATATCATGGTACCCTTAGGTTAGAAAAGGCGGGCCCGAAAGCCCGCCTCTCTGTTTAGCTAAAATCAGCCGGGATCTCGTCATCCACAGCTTCGCCGGCTTTACCAGTCGGAGCGCCTGCACGAAGATTATCAAGGTACTTCTTGATATCTTCCGGAGGGGCACGCTTGAGAACTTCATCAATAGTAGGATGAGTTTCAAACATAGCTGCAATCTCAGCAGCTAGCGGGCCTTTGCTCTTGCTGCACTTCATTTGCTGAAGTGTGTATTCTACGTTGAACACCTTGGGGCCTGTTTTCGCTTTTGTGAAAACAATTTCCCAGCCGTCTTTGATGCTGCCGGGGTCGCCTAGGTCTTCTACAAGACTTACGATAGTATTGAAAAGTTTCTTCTTGTGGTTGAAAATCAAGACCTTAGTTGGGTCTTTCATATCTACACAAAGGCTTGCGTAAGCCCAGTCAGCCTTAATATCGGGGTAGTATTCTTTAACATGGTCTTTCTCCTTATTATCGAACTTCTCCGTGTCACGATTGAACGCCAGACACTCTACAGGCGATTTCGCCCCGTCCGCGTTAGGAATCCAATAGATATAACGGCCTAGAACGCCTCCAACAATACGGATACGGTTTTCACCGTCTCTCATTTTGTAGCTTGGTACTTTCTCGCGCTCTGCTTCGCCTTTTACTGTATTAAATGATAGTGCCATTGTTTTATCCTTGTTCGTACATAAAGTGTACTGCTGTATTGGTTATTGTTAATAGTTGGTTTTTTTCGGGTATAAAAGGTGCTAACCTAATATCCAGGGTAGTTTCTTTAGTCAATAGATATTCAGCTAATGATCGTCTACTAGCTAGCGCGATGTACTCTACTATTTCTTTTATAGGTATTTCATATTTTTTTACTAGCAGCTTTTCAGGTTCTAATAAAAAAGATAGTCCGTCAAAATCTTTCCAATAATATGGATTTAATCTTTTCTGTTGTCGTGTGGGCATACCCGTAGGCCAAGTAATAGCAGACATAATCTTAATGATTTCAGTGCTATTGCCTTCGGAAAGCTTTTTTACTCTTGACCAGTCGAATTGAATCATAAGTATAGCACAGCCTCTCGACAAAGTCAAGGTTAATTTTTTAGAGGTCTATAACCTCATAACCAGCTCTCATAAAATAGCCTTTCATGAGTTGTTGCTGCTTCTCTACAGTTTTTCCTATTAAAAGCGGCATCACTACAACTGGGTTTATCTTACCTTCTTGCTTTCGAATCACGCGCCCTATTAACTGATCCAGTAATGGTTCGTTATTAATAGGGGTGGCAATTATCAGGCAACTTAAGTAATTTTCTGACACACCCTCCGCAAAAATACTCAAGCTACCATATAGGACGCTATGTGAGCCGTCTCGCATTTTCTCAAGTTGTTTGCCCCTATCTTTTGTAGTGCCGGTAATAAGCACACTTTTAGGGGTTATATCGTGGGCTCTTTCTACCAACTTAGTTCTGTTTGAAAGAACTAATACTTTGTGCCCTTTAGCAACGTAACTTGCCGCCATCAGAGCTATTGTTCGTTGGTAGACTTCGTTATCGGCTAGATCATTTATCTTTACAGCCCAAGGCTGTTCTCCGTCTGCTACTCGTATAGGAAGTTTTACTCGATGAATAGTTGGCACCATTCTATTCTCTTCTTCAGGTTTGAATACTTTCTTACTGAAGTAGTCTGGGAATAGTACGTGCAGACCATCTTTACGCTTTGCCGAAGCAGACAACCCTATCTTGTAAAAGGCATGACTTGCATCAATAAGAGCAGAAAAAGTCCTAGAAGGAATATGGTGGCACTCGTCCACAATAATAGTGCCGAATGACTTATTAATCTTATCCCCAGCAACTCTATAAAGAGTTTGTATGTTACCAATACTAATAGGCATATTGATATTAAAACGACCACTACCAATAATGCTAGGAGTAAATCCATATACTTTTTCGCATTCAGCTATCCACTGATCTCGCAGAGCAAGAGTATGCACTATAACTAGTGTTCTCTGCTCTAGCTTGCCCGCAATTTTTAGTCCTGTAAAAGTTTTCCCCCAACTTGTATTAGCGTTAATAAAACAGTCAGAAGCTACGTGATCGTGTACAGCGGCTTGATTTGGTCTCAGATCCCATAGAAAAGGCGGGAAGTCAACAAAATCTAGATAGCGTCTATTAACAATCTCGTAGTCTTCTGGTATTAGGTCCATTCTACCGCTAGGTATGGACATTAGTCCATCTTTTATTATCCTAGCATTAGTTAGTATTTTAGGGGGTAGATCATCTCTGTACTGGGGTATCTTATAAGTAAGGGAACGCAGTAAGTGGCTTTGAAGCTCTGGATTAACTTCTAGGAATATTCTATTTGTTAAAACTGCTTTTGCCATGATGTTACGTATAAAATACGTGGTCTCCTATAACGACTGTTTTTTCTTTTCCCCACTTGGGAGAGACGTAGTCAGCGTGGTAATATTTAGCACCGAGGGTAACATCAGTAGGATTTTCTAAAATTGCAATTGCAACGTAGGTTGCAAGCTGGATTGCTTTTTCTTCCTTCATAATGTCTTTTTTACCGTCGCAGAACCAAGAGAACTGACAACCATTTTTATTTTTTTGCTTTATTACTTGGCATATATCATCAGGAAATTGAGGGTCCTTTGTACGATTTAGAACAACTTCCGCTACCGCAAATTGACCCTCAATAGGTTGATTTCTAGCCTCGAAGTATATGTTTTGTGTTAGACACTCTATATCTTCTTCTTTATACTGTGGCTCCGTTACTGTAGGAGGAGCTATCTGCTCTTTTACAAACGCATAGTTTGGCGTCCCCGAGCATGCCGCTAACAGTAATAGGAGTATCAGGCTTAATGTTTTCATTGATTTTATGTTTTTCCGTTAGGTAGCGCTTTACAAGCTCACTTCTAACTATATCTTCAACTCCAAACTCTACTACATCGAACAGGTCTGGCATTTTTTGAAGAATATTCATAAAAGGCTTTAAACCATTAGTTACTAAGTCGGCCTGCCCGGCGTCTCCGCTAAAAGCAATATTACAATTCTTACCAAGTCTAGTAATAATGGAGTCTAACTCGTGGAAGCTCATGTTTTGAAACTCGTCCACTATCAGAAAAGAATTTTCTGTGTTAATTCCTCTTATGAATGAGGTTGATACGAACTCTACTTTTTTCTGTCTTTTAAGCATAGCATACGCGTCGTCTCTTTGGTATAGTTGCGATGCTAAATCCATATAAGGTGCTTCATATACTTTAGTTTTATCTGAAGCCGATCCTGGTAGGAACCCTATATTTCTCGTAGGCACAGCGCTACGCATAATAATAACTTTTTCTTTCCGCTGGGCTTGTACTTCTACTAAGGCTCTATATAGAACTAGTAGAGTTTTTCCAGTGCCGGCAGCCCCATGGACTACTAAGTTTTTATTTGAGGCTAAAACCTCTTTTTGCCTTGGATTCAAGGCTTTAATGCGAGATAACTGTAAGTTACCATTTGGTGAACTCATTATACTTTCTTCCGGGTTGGTTTTTCCCATTCGTACATTATATTATATAACTTCCAAGGAAGGCCTTTATAATACAACATCTGGGCAAATGACCCGACTGGGGGTCTACTAACTAATACTGGAAAGTTTATTCCTTCCAAAATTATCAACGAGTAGAAGTCTTTGTAGATAATATTGTCTATCTTGTGACAGACAAGTTCCTGCATCGACGTTCGTCTATAGTTAAATACAGACCCTAGGTTATCTATGTACCAGGACTTGGTACTAGCGGTGTCTTTAATAAGCTCTATAACATCTCCGCGGTGTTTTGAGAGCCTATACATTGGGTGAGGGCTAAGTAGTCTTCTAGCCCCCAGGGTAGCTACGGAGATGTTTCTATCGTCTACTATATTCCCGCCTACAAAGGTTAAACCATCAACCGTTAGGGGTTCTTGGTCTACTTTCCAGACGGGATAGTTGACTTTATGCAGCGATCTTATCGTCCTCTCCAAAGAACTTCTCCTCAAATCCGCCTTCAGAATAGTCATCTGAAATACTGAATTCACATCCAATAGGCATACCTGGGATATTTAGTCCTCTGTCCATTTCGATCAATGCTTTTAGTTTTTTACAGTACTGATCAATGTGTTCGTCTTTAACTTCCGCAAGCACAGAGTCATGTACTAGAGCAAAGATGCTGGCGTCCAGTTTCTTTACTTCTATATATTCTTGCATTTCAATAGCTGCAAGAAGGTTAATGTCCGAAGAAGGAGACTGAATTAAGAAGTTAATACCAGAACGAACTTCGTGGGCAATAATGCCTTTGTTATCGCTGTTGATGTTTCTAAGACGACGCTTACGGCCAAAGTGGCTGTAAATGAACCCGTCTGCTAGAATTCTTTCTTCTGACGTTTTTAGCCACTTCTTAAGTCGCTTAAACGTCTTGAAGTAATCGTCAATAGCTTCTTGGGCTTCTGACTTAGTGTAAATAGCTCCAGGGTCAGACTCTTGCATACCTTTAGTAACTGTAGCAGAAATCTTATTAGCGCCGGCACCATATAGAATACCGAACGAGATAGCCTTAGCAGCCTGACGTTCGCCGGGGAATAGTTTTTTTACATCTTCAACTTTACAAGGAAGATTAAACACTTTCTTAGCGATAGTAGAGTGGAAGTCCCCACCGCTGCGGAAGACGTCCATAAGCTCAGGGTCGCCGGATAGAACAGCCGCGATATACATCTCGGCTGTGGTCAAGTCCATTGATACAATCTTGTACCCTGGGCGAGCTTTGATACAGCCTTTAACCGCTGGATTATCCCGCGGCAACTGCTGCATGTTTAATTTTCCGGAGGAAGACAATCGTCCGCTTGTGGTGGAGTGTAGGTTGAAGCTTGTTCTAAGCTTGCTGTCTCTATCAAGTTCGGGGATGATTTTGTCAAGATAAGTGTTTTTAATCTTTCCCTGTTTTCGTATGGTGAGTATAAGAGCTGGTATCGGATGAGCTTCTGCGAGTTGTTCAAGGACTTCCGCATTTGTGGAATCCGCTCCAGTTCCCGTAAGAATTCCAGTTGGTTCAAGTCCGAGATAGTCAAAGAGTAATTTCCTTAATTGTTGAACAGAATTTGGGTTAAATTCGGCCGCTTGATCTCTCTCAAATTTCGCCACCTCAGGGTATGCCTTGAGCTTCTGTACCGCTTCATCAATTTCCTTTGTCATGGTCTTTTGGGCAAGCTTCAATCGCTCTATATCAAAAGGAACACCATTGTCTTGAATTTTAGTTAGGAACCTAGAGCCAGGAATGAGGATATTCTCATACATCTTCAGGAGTCTAGGATTGCGCTCAACAGCTCGACGGAACTTGTCATAGAGAAGAAACGTGACGCAAGCGTCGATGGATGCATAAGGCCACATGATATCGAAGGGGATTAGTCCGTAGTTGAAATCGCCCTTAAGGATGCCATGAGTTTTGCAGTAATCTGAAATAAACTGCCCTAGGGGTTCTTCGTAGTCCCCATAGTCTGTATATTTAAGCGCTAGCGATTTAAGGCCGTGGTTGCCAGGCTGCTCGTCTAGCGTATAATGCAGTAGCATGGTATCTTCGAAATTAGGGAAGAACCATCTAAAATGATAAGCAAACCAGCCCATATCGAACTTGGCGTTATGAAACACAACAATCTTTGTGTTGAATATTTCGCGCAGTAGCGCATCTACTCGCTCGCTGATACAGTCTACATGAATATACGCGCCCGTGTTTGGCGCTGCCGAGATCGAAATACCGAGCACTTCCCCGTTTCGTGGGTACAGATCGCTGGTTTCAGAGTCAAGACCTATGTATTTGTAGGGCTGTTCTTTGCACCATAAAAGGTATTTGAAAGCTTCTGTCTCGTCTTGAATACCTTTAAAGTTCTCCATATTATACTTAGGAGCGGATTTACTACCGGTCACAAAAGCATTAATAGACTTTACAGAGTCTTCCCAAAGAGGTTTAGCCTCTGGCTTGAAAGCAAGCATAGAAGGGTTGATAGTAGGAATGAATTTATCATTCACTACTTTACCAGAGTATTCTGTAACAGAACTTTTACCAGTGAAGAACTTGAATGGTTCTGACCCGATTAGGATCACCCAATCGTAGCCATCAGCGATAGAAGTTTCAATTACTACGTCCTTCTTAAGAACTTTCTTAAGGGTTGGGTCGTCAGTAAGAGATACCTTATCATAATCAAAACTAAACTGTCTATAGACAGTACTTGTAGGCTTTGTTTCTACTATTAGTACTCTGGCCATTCTCTTGTTTTTAACTTTCTGATTTGTTCTTTTGTTAAGCTGCCGGGATCTGCACCCTCGTCGAAATAGTTGGTTAACACTATGTTTTTAGTATTAAAACCCATTCCATCGGCTAGTGGTATTATTTTTTCTGCTGCGGCCTGCCCGGCCTCATCTCCGTCAAAAAGTACATGCAACTCATGTACTCCTAGCATTCTAAGCAGCCCAAGCTTATCCTCATTCATTGTCTGTGTACCAAATGCAGTCATAACAAAAGTTATACCGTTGTCGTACAATTTAAGCATATCAAATATGCCTTCTACTAGAACTATTGTACTAAACTTTGGTTTGTTAGTCATTGGGTACAAAGGAGCTTGTGCTCCTGGAGGATGTAGCTTATATTTTGGCTTAGCGAAAGCATCAAACGATCTTGCGGAGAAGTTTATGATTTTACCCGTAATATCGTAGATAGGGAACACTAGTCTATTAGGGAAGTCTTCCTCGTATGTAAATGCTTTGAATCTTTTATATGTTGCAGCGGATATACCCCTATAATCATCCTCCCAGAATATTGCATCCTCTGGTATCTGCAACCCAACTCTCTCTAGAGTTACCTGCTCGATTTTCTTTTTTAGGGTACTTCGTAGCATATCTAACTTGGATCTGTCTATTCCAAACTTAGCAAATATGTTGCCCCTATGTCCACAAGAAAAGCAATGAAAAATACCAGTAACCCGATCCATTCTCATGGACGGGTTACTGTCATCGTGTTCTGGGTTTAAACATTTAATAAGAAAATCCTTACCGCTAGGTATGAACGCTATCTTATGCTTTGTGAGTACGTCTTCTACATTCATAAGGAATTTCCATTTTTAGTAGTATAGCATAAAGATTTACTGGTGTCAAGAACTATTTTTGCCACTTTCTATCTTCTGCTTCTTCTTTCTCTTCATCTTCCTCTTTAGCGGATACGGTGGCAGAGTCTGGGCCGATCTTAAGAGTATCCCAGTCCATGCTGGAAGTGAAGTTTGTCTCTGCATTTCTTCTGTCCTTAACACAAGTAAACGTCATAGCACAATCATCTTTCTGATGCGGGTCTAGCGTGAAGGCTGCGTCGGCCGGATCAAGAATACCCTTAGCAAATCTAGCTTCCCCAGTAGCATCTACCTGATAGGGGCAGACTACGGGTATACCAAACTTTTGAGCAATATCAGCCTTTAGAAAGTTAGCCACCTCAATCTGTTCGCCCCAATCAAAAGAACCTTTCTTAGATGGTATCTTTGAAAGCTTGATCTTATTGATGTAGTCGATAATAATTACAGCGGGTTTGATAAGAGGAACTTTACGCTCACATTCAGACCTAATTTTAGCTACAGTCATTTGAGGGTCATAAACGACTTCAAACCTTGCCTCTTTAAGAGGAAGGGTTATTAGTTTTTTATGAAATTCATCAAAAGAGATATTTAAACTGTAATGTTCTTTATAAAAATCTTCGCCCCCTTCATACCTAGAGGACCACCACTTAGCTACCCGTACAAGCTCATCTGAGGATAGAGTTCTATTACGAAGCCTATACGCGGACACATTTGCCCCGATAGAAGCAACACGTTGAATAATATCGCGCTGTTTCATCTCTATCGTAAAGTACATAGAAGATTTTTTCTCTGCCTGCATATTTGCCATGACATTAGCGCAAACGAGAGACTTACCCGACCCTCTTCTACCGCCGATCATGATAAGATCCTCTGGCGTGTATTGGATTACGGAGTCAAATTCAGTATTTAACCCTAAAGGTATGTAACGAGATATAGTCTCTTGGGGCTCGAAAAGTTCTATCCTCTGCATAGTTTCTTGTTCTTCATCAAGATCGATCTTCTTCTCGATGCCTACAATGATATCTTGTAGTGCTTCAATAGTCTCGGTCGCACTTTCAAACGCTACGGAATTGTCTATAAGTTTCGTTACTCCCTCCAGCACTAGTCGCTGCGAGTAGTCATTTTTTAGAAACTCTAGTAGAATTGCGGCGTCGGTGTCAACTTCGACCTGCTCAACAATAGCTACTCTCTGAAGTAGCTGTTTGCTTTTTGCGTCGAACTTAAGCTCTTCGAAGGTAGGTAGTTTGTTAAACCTATCTACGAAAGAGGAAACTTTGTCATATAATGAAGAATATTCTGGAGTAAGATAGTTTTTTCTGAGAGAAGACCAAGTAGAAATATCTTGCTGGGTTAGTAGCTGCTTAAATAGAGCACTAGCAAGATCCAAAGTATTTCTCCAACAAAAACGGGGTGGAAGTCGCCCTCCACCCCGCTGTTGCTCATTAGACTAAGTTAATTAGGCTTTTGCAGCAGCTTTTGCAGCTTTTGCGGCGCCCGAATAGTCCTTGGCGTCAACTCCACGACGAGTCAACATTGTCTTTACTCCACGCTCGGAACGATCAACTTTAGCAGCGATTTCCGCTACAGTCATCGAAGCGAGGTCGAGACCTTCGAAGGCATCTTCTGTTTTCGCAACGTGCTTAGACGCTGGGATTGCAGAGATTTCCTTTGTGCGAAGGAGCGAGAGCGCTTTACCGCGTACCGAAGGTACAGTACGGTTTAGCTTGGCAGCGATGTCTTCTAGGAAGGCATCAGCATTTGCCATCTTGATGAAAGTAGCTTGTTCGCTGTCGTTGAAGGTACGCTCGTAAACCTTCTTCTCAGTTGGCTTAACAGCAGCAGTGAGTTCCATTGAAAGAACTTTACCCTGAATCTGCTTCGCGCTGAATGTGCCGTTGTCAAAAGCGGCTGCGATTTCTGCAAAGGTGTAGTCGCCGGAGTTTGCAACAAGGAACTCACGTAGAGCGTCTTCCTGTGCTTCCGAGAACGTTTTGCTAGCTACAGTTGCGGACTTTTCGACTTCATAACCTTCTTTGCGAAGCTTTGATGCGATCGAACGTGCGCTTGTTTCCAGTTCTACAGCGGCTGCATTTACAGTTTGAATAGATACTGGTTCTTCGTTTCCTACGTAAGCTACAAGCTTCGCGAGACGGGGTTCATCCCATTTTGGTAGTGCCATTATATTAGTTCCTTTATATTGTTAACAATGATTGTGCCATTAGCACGTGCTTTTTCAGTTTTTGCGCTTTCAATCCCAGACTCGTTAACCAGATACTTGGTTGTTTTAGTCACGCTATCTACTGGTGTATATCCTTTTTCTAAAAGATAAACATGAGCTTCAGCTTTAGTTTTGAAAGACTTTAGTTTTCCAGTGATACATACTGTATCTCCTGTAATACTTTTCTTCTCAGCTACGAAGGAGAAAGGCAATTCTACCCATTCTTCTGTATCTAGCCAATTGAGAAGATTAGCTGCGGCTTTTGGGCCAAGGATAGAGTTTGCTAATTCTTCTGTGATTTCATTGATATGATTTATATTAGCACATATCTTATCCGAGGCTGTTTTGCCTATTAGTGGAATACCCATAGCCGGGAGAACTTGGTTTAGGCTCGCATTTTTACTTTTTTCAATATTTGCATAGAGCTTATTACCTAAGGTTTCTCCGAGAGCCAAAGTAATATCATCTATACTGAGATCATAAAGCTCAGGAATAGAAGTGACATCTAACTTACGAATTGCTGCGGGTCCTAGCCCGATAATTTTGAGGACCTTTCCAAAGTTTTCAATTAATTTGAGTCCTTGTGCGGGGCAGGCAGCACTTCTACAATAAAGAATGAAGTTGACTGCTACAAGCTCACTACTACAAGATGGACAATGTGTTGGGGCTTCGATCTGTGTCATACTTATCTCTTTACTGTCCTTATAGTATAATCCCGTTGAGCGTCAAAGTCAAGGAATTTTTTTCTTAACTGTGCAAAGAAGAAATATCGATACCATACAAATCTTTGATAATTTCACCAGCCTTGATCGCGATTTCTTGATGCTCTTTTTGAGTACCGTTTGCTGAGCGAAGTTGAACAAAGTGAATCCAGCTACGAAGCGTACCGTTCATATAGAGCCTGCTCTTAGTATTTCCTTCTGGAAGTACAGCGCGTGCTTGCTCTTTAGCAATACCGGCTTCAATAGCCCAATTATATGCTTTTTCAGCTTCATCATATACCCTATTTTGAGCATACTGCCATGCTGCTTGCAACGCAACGTCATCTGTTTCAATAGAGTTTTGCCTATTTTTTGTATCTTGAAGACGAGCTTCTCTAACAACATATTGCTCACCAAGTGCTGCGGGGTCAGCGTATCGCTGACTAAACTCCTGAAAGCTGAAAGACCTGTGACGTAGAATCTGACGTGCAATGTCCCTAGTAGTTGTGATCTCCATACATACGGAAACCATCTCAAAGGGAGACCAGTGATTATTATCAATAAGATATTTAATCAGCTTAGGAGCTGTATCCATTTTATCCTGGTTTGCAGGGTTAGATACTTTAGCACAATAGGCTACTAGATCGAGAGGTTCACTTAGTAGTAGATCCTCAGTGTCTACTGGCTGAGAATACGAAACTAGCTTGACCGACAAATCAGCCTCCTGTGAACATAATATAAATTTGGTAGATTAGAGCGGCCACGGCAAGTGATACGCCCATCGCTAGTATGAATCTATTTCTCATTTAGCTTTTCTCTGAGTTTGCGGTTTAGTCTTTTTAACCGCTTAACTTCTTGCTCTAGCTGACCAATTTTATCAGAGTCTATAGCTTTCCAAAGACCTGAGAAAATCCCAGCCTTAATAAGGGCATCTTGTGCCTCGTCATCATACTCTACGGTAAATGAACCATTTTTTTCTAGTTTAGCTTCTAACAACATCTAAAACATCCTTAAGTATTGAAATATGAAAACACTCAGTGTGACCGCCGAAACGCTCAGGAGGATAATATCGCTCATGTGCAAATTCTCTATGAAGTGTTTGCTCCAGGTTGTAAACTTCTTCGAGAGTTCCTTTAATGATTTTTTGGACTCGATGCTCATAGGTACCAAAGCCCCCTGCGCGGGAAGAAACAGCTTTGTAGCTTTTTCCTTTGGTGATTCCGATTTTGATACACTCACGTTTTTCGTTCCTCTTATTTACGAGCACTAGAATATATAGTACTCCGGGAGATTTGGCTACATCTGGGTTATTTTTAAAGTATGTAGTACTATAAGACATTTATTTTTTCTTTATACAGATACCACACTTAATATCTTTTTCTCTCAGACGCTTCTTTAGCTCTTCTAGCGTATAAGTCCTATCGCTGATATTTCTACAGCTACACACTATCAACTCGACCTACAATTCTTGGGATGATTTCCCCGGATCGAATAAGTTCAACTGTGCATCCGATTTCGAGTCCGAGCCCGCGTATATACTCGATGTTGTGAAGGGTTGCGCGGGATACTGTGGCGTCCCCCACCAGTACGGGTTCAAGGATGGCAACTGGGGATACCACCCCGGTTCGGCCGACCTGCCATTCAACGTCAATAAGTTTTGTTGTAACCGCAGTAGGTTTTGGTTTAAGAGCATAAGCTGCTCGTGGATGTTTTGAAGTGTGTCCGGCAGCTGCGAATTTATCATTACTATTCTCCCTTACAACAAATCCATCTAGTGGGAATTTTTGCTCTAACTCTGGAGCTTTTACCGTCTTAAACCCAGCAGTCCAAAGAATACCTAGTGAGTCGTAATAAGTATCTGCTAGATAAGGTTGACAATCATATGCTACTACAGTTAAGTCTCTGGTCTTAACTTCCTCTACGCTTTTAAGATTCATAGCGCCTGCAGCGTAATTACGTGCATTTTCTATGGTTTTAGGGGCCACCAACTCTGCGTTAATTTGCACAACTACTGCGGTTGTCGGGAGTTGGATAATAGCTGGCACGAGGTGCCGCAGCTTGGCTGTTACGTCCAAACCTTTAATACCATCGCCTCTGGTGAGAATTTGGTTGAGGTGGAAAGTATCTTCTCCTGGGTTGCAGTAATAACTCATACTTATGGCGGCGCCATCGAGTTTGGGGGTTTGATACGGATCATCTAATACAGGAGCAAGAAGCTCTTCACCGTAATGAACTTTCTGTAGCGAGTACATGCGAAAAAAGTGCGGGACGCCTTTTACAGCGTCCGCACCTACTTTATTATAGCCTGATTTCTCAGCAAGGCTGTCAAACTCCTCATCAGATATGATGGGAGTGCCAGCATAGTATGCTGCGCTTGCTTTATCGAGAAGTTCTTTAATCATTTAAGTATTATGCCATAGCTGGGGTTAAAAGTCAAGAACTATTTTGCGGAATCCAGTCAGGGACGGGTCGACTTTTCCAAGAGAACATACTTGATTTTTCGCCTATATAATAGGCTTTGTACGCCGCAATAGAGTCGTCTTGTTTATATTGATCAGGCATAGCTGGAGTAGGCTGTGTAAAAGGTATATTAGGAATATTATCTGGAGGATAAGATAAGTAATCTACAAGTTCCCCAGATTTATGATGTTTACCATATCTATAGGTATACTCGTCCAGCAGCGCAATAAACAGCTTAGATAGCCAAATATAGTTTTCTTTGCTGGCTCTAGCCCATACTGCTGATGGGTGATTAACGTGGGTAGCCTTATAGAGAATATCTTCTCTATCGTCAGGTAGTTCCCAGTTTTTAAGTCGCCTGCCCCCTTCAGACAGTCGTATCCCCTGTACACCATCTATAACTCTATGAGCTGTAGAAAGTAGCTGAGCATACTCTAAAATCATTTTTACACAATGTTTGTCGACATGCTCACGAGCACATTTTTCAACATCGTGACTTAGATAGAAAATGTTCAAACGTATAAATCCTCTAGTAATTCGCTGAAATGTTCTTTGATTGCTTGCTTACTCTCGCCTAATGATAAAATCTCTAGACAAGCTATAAATAGTTGTTTGATATTATCTAAATCTAATGGCATAACAACACCATCTTTTCCATGGCACCAGTTTTCATCAAAATCTAAATAATATTTACGTATATGAAGGTACTCTACCCCATTAAATACATTTACTGTGACTCTCCATTGACAATCATCAGTTTGATAAATTATGCGATCATACATTGTTTTTCAATACGCTTGCTAGTGGCGCTACTGATGTTACTAAATCAGCTCGCACTAGTCTATAAGAATCCGTATCCCACGCCCAGGTTAAAACAGTATTATCTGTTTCTTGGGCATGGGTACGTTTTTCTTTTATATATGGGGTACTGAAGTCTACTGTAACAACATTATATTTTAACTTATTAGACTCTTGGCCTTTATAAGTAACTATTGCGTCACCTGCTTCTTCAATTTTTCTTCTTAGTTCTTCCTTATTCATTATATCTCCAAGCAGTTGTGTAAGTTCTCTTACGTTACCGCCTGATACACGAAAATCCAGAAAGCTATTGTAAACAGGAGAGTAAAAATTGCTCCCCAGTTTACCCGTTTGATTGCCTTTACAATTTGAATACAAATTTCTAGTAAAAGTATCATTTTTATGCCTATTGTTTGGTACTTCCGGCGGGAGTCGAACCCGCATTTTGCGGCTATCTACCGCTAAACACTTTATAAGGGTGGTAGTTTACCATTAACCTACGGAAGCATAGTATTACTATCTCAAAAGTATATTATAATTTGAGACTTATGTCAAGAACTATTTTTAAGAACTACTTTATTAAAAAGAGTGCCAATTTTCAAACCCTTTAATATAGAGCTTTTTAAATTTATCTATATCATAGAAGTATTCTTTACCAGTTTTTGGCTCACTAGACAAGTCCATATTATTAATTGAGAATGGAACGCTAGCATGAACATACCAATCCTCATAGCTTTTATCTTCATAGAATGATATATCAGAGACGACTAGTTTATAGTTCTTAGATTTTAAATATTCTCTAGACTTCTCACGTATTTCTTGATTTTCATAATGATTGTGCTCAAAAGTAATAGCTTTAAATTTATATTGATCAAATGGAATTTTTAATAGAACATCCATAGAGAGACTCTGCGGAGGGTCTATATCTATTTGTAGGTAATCTATCACTTTTGGCGCATTTTGCTCAGAAAGTAATTGAACATAGTCTATTTTAAGAGCATCTGTTTGTAGACACAAATTATCTCTTAAAGCTCTAAATCTTTGTGTTGGACTAAATGCTAAATCTATAGAGATGCCCTTCCAATCAAACTCTCTCTCTAATAAACAAGTATTGCTGTGCAGCTCTGGGTCACCACTACCTATTTCTAAATAAAACCCATCTTTTTTTCCTTTAGCTACTAGAAGTGCAAATAAATCTTGGTGAGATTGAGCATAGCTTTTTTGTATATTTTCCGCGCCCTCAAAAGTTCTTTTTAGTGCAGAAGCTACTAAAGGGCTGTGCCTTGTATAAGCATTAGGGTTACCTACCTGAAGAACATTATATTTTATGAGGTTTTTGTAGAAAGGAGAAAATTTATCACTATGTACATCCAAACAATGAATTATTTCTCTAGACTCGTCTGTATTGCCTATCCACCAAGCAGATACTGCTTTTTCAAAAAATAGTCTATAATCTTTCTGCTCACATTTATCAAAACCTACAGAAGCAACCATGTAACAGTCGTGCCATCTTTGCTTTTGTTCGTAAAATTGAGATAGAATAAAATAAGGTTCTGGGTTGTTGGGGTCTAGAGCTACTGCTCGTTTTAATAGGCCTTCTACTGTGCCCTCTCTACCGCCCGCTGCCATAAAGTTTCTAGCTGCCCCGCTTATAGCTGTATATACTTTTTTACGGTCATTGCCCGCAATATCTGCTGCTTTTAGATAGTGCGTTACTGCAGAGGCTAGCTGCCCTATTTTTTCATAATAGTTGGCTAAATTTATGTTTGCCTCAAAACTGTATGGGCTACGTATGTATGTATTAATTAAATCTTGGGTCATATAAACATTCCTCAGGCATTTTTAAAATGAAGGCACTATTGTCTTGGAATCCGAAACTTATTAGAACATTCCCGTTTTTAAAAGCTAATCCACAGCAAAATTCTATTTCACAATCCATAAAAGAAAAGCATTTCTTTGATACGCTAACTACTTTTAAATCTTTGTCGTAAAAAACTATTCTATGTCTATACTTAGCGTTTTTGCTGCCAAGCTCACTATTAAATAGGTATACTTCGTGAGTTATACTTACATATCCGTCTCTAAACGGTACTACATGGGAGCTTCCTCTTAAATCAGCACATGTTTCTATATTGCTATGGTGTATAGCTACTTGTTTAGTTATGCCATCTTTATACTCTACTATTTCAGTAGGACTATGCCATTTTACATAAGTTATTTCTGGCTTACCTAAAACTACTGCCCAGTTCTTTTCACAGTAAGATTCTACTAGCCCAGGTGTAGGTATTCTTTGTCTAGATACTTCCTTACATACTCCATCGATATACTCTAACTCTGAGAGTTCCATACGACCTTCACCGTTAGTTGTAGTATCCCTTCTAACGCCAGTTATATAAAATTTACCCTCGTGTTTAAACAACCTACCATCCTCTAGGCCAACGAACTCCCATATAGGGTCCTTGTCAAGGGCGCTAGTATCTATTTTAGAATAATTTAAAATATTTAGATCATCGTCTAACTCTGCAAAATAATTGAAGGTTCTTAAGTACGGGTCTGCTTCTGGGTGTAAATACTGTAACGGGCCATATAAATGGTAAAATTTTTGACTTTCGCTATGATATAGAATATAATTCAATACTCTAATGTTGACGTAAGTTTTATCCCCATCAACGAACACAGAGGGGTTCATAATACCCATCCCATTAGTTTCTTGGCTGGGCAGAATTAATTGCTTTACCGTTCCCCCATTGTCTAGGGCTAACTGTGCTAAGTTCATATTGAAATCCTTTGTAAATCTATATTATTATTTTTCCACCAATTTAGTATAAACTCATGTGAGTCATGGTGTAGTGGGCCTTGTCCGTCATACATTACTAATTCTGTGCCTTTATATGTAGACTTGCAATTAACTGTGTCTTCAACAAATAGTGGAAATATGTAAACATTACTATTACTTGGGTCAAGTATAACATTTTCTACTATAGGCAGAAATGATGTTTTTAAGTCTACACAGAAATTATTAGGGGCTATTACATGCTGATCTATTACTTTCTTTGCGTAAGAACGCTTTACTATAAAAGCTGCAATACACCAATCATTCCAATTTCTACTTCTTATCTTTGTAGGAGTTTCTAGCCCCTCTCCGACATTTACTAATTGTATTGCTTCCCAGTTCGTTGGTAATATACTAATAAACTCTTTTAAAGTAAATTTCCAATAATCTAAAGTTTCAAAAGAAACATCGTCCTCCATTATTATACAGAAGTCGTCTTGGCAAGTATTATACCAATCGTATAAATTATAAAGGTGAGACGCTATAGGCCCATAGCTATTGCTATGTAGCGCCTGTAACGTCTCACCCTTTAAGCTAAAATCACTTGTCTCAAATCTTTCACAAATAATGAATTTATAGTTATTAGTATATTTATTAATTTGTCTTACAAAATTATCGCGTCTGTCAGCAGACTCTCTTAGAGTTATAACTCTTATTGTAGGCAGATTATCTAACAAGTTATCCTTTGATTTTATGGTTTTTCTACTGCTTTTGCTGCTTCGGCTGCTGCAACTGCTGCTGCTTCTGCAGCTACTCTTGCTGCTTCTTCGGCTGCTGCAACTGCTGCTGCTTCTGCTTCTGCAGCTACTCGTGCTGCTTCTTCAGCTGCTGCAACTGCTGCTGCTTCTTCTGCCGCTTTTGCTGCTAAAGCTGCTTCTGCAGCTGCTACTTGTTCAGCTAGTGCTACTTCTGCGGCTATTCTAGCTGCTTCGGCCGCTTCTACTGCTGCTGCTTGTTCTGCTGCAATTCTTGCTTCTTCAGCTGCTCGTGCTGCTTCTTCGGCTGCTATTCTTGCTGCCTCGGCGGCTGCTACCTCTTCAGCGGCTACTCGTGCGGCTTCAGCTTCTGCTGCTAATCGTGCTGCTTCTTCGGCTGCTGTTGCCTCTTCAGCGGCTACTCGTGCTGCTTCAGCTTCTACCGCTAATCGTGCTGCTTCTTCGGCTGCTGTTGCCTCTTCAGCGGCTACTCGTGCTGCTTCAGCTTCTGCCGCTAATCGTGCTGCTTCTTCAGCTGCTATTCGTGCTGCCTCGGCTGCTGCTGCCTCTTCGGCGACTACTCGCGCTGCTTCGGCTTCTGCTGCTAATCGTGCTGCTTCTGCTAATGCTGCTTCTTCGGCTGCTATTCTTGCTGCCTCGGCGGCTGCTACCTCTTCAGCGGCTACTCGTGCGGCTTCAGCTTCTGCTGCTAATCGTGCTGCTTCGGCTTCTGCTGCTAATCGTGCTACCTCTTCAGCGGCTACTCGTGCGGCTTCAGCTTCTGCTGCTAATCGTGCTGCTTCGGCTTCTGCTGCTAATCGTGCTACTTCTTCGGCTGCTGCTTCTTCGGCTGTTA